TGGATTGAATATGTGGGTTACACTAGGACTTGTGGGCGCTGGTATTTTCGCACTATCAAAAATGAAAAAATAATGACCGCAGCACAAAAAGCAGCAAAGGCAAATTTTAAAAAAGCCATTGAGTACAGAAAAAAAACTGGCGTTTCTTTAAAAGAAGCGTTTGCGCACGTTTACGGTAAAAAAGTAGGCGCGGCCCCTAAAAAAAAGGCAGCAAAAAAGGCAGCTCCTAAAAAGGCGGCTAAAAAAGTTGTAAAGAAGGCAGCACCTAAAAAAGCAGCAAAGAAGGCGGCACCTAAAAAGGTGGCAAAGAAAAAACATACAAAATATGGCAAAGTAAAAGCGCACACCCGTAGAGTAGCTGGCGTACATAAAGATACAAAAAGCCATAATGTTAATATCCGCGTAGTATCGGGAGTTGGTAAAAGCATTAAAATTGGATCAATGCCAATTTATAAAGATAAAGAGGCAGCAAGAGAAATACAGTTGTATGCTGATAATGACAGCCAGTTATATTATCAAAGAAGAAACCCAATTTTAAAAAATTTATCAAAAAAATATTTAAAAGGTCAATATGATATTGATAAAGCAGCTAAATTATGGAGATACTATATTGATGCAGCTTTACAAAAATATCATAAAGAATTTGGCGGTAGAGGTAGTTGGAGTAATATGTTAAGTGTACCAGATAGAAATTTATTAGCTACTGAATATGCAAAAAGAACAAAAGAGGAATTTGATTTAGGTAATACTTATTAAAATGTATAAAATTTCTTTATATACTAAAAGAAAAGCAAAAGCGTTAAATGTAATTGTTTTACCTAGTGAAAAGAAAAACAAAAAAATAGATGTGTATGACGTTTACGGTAATTTTTTAGCTAGTGTGGGTGATCCTAATTATTTAGATTATCCCAGCTTTTTAAGATATTGCGGTAAAAAGATAGCAGACGAAAAAAGAAAACTTTATAAAATAAGACACCAGAAGGATAGAACGGTTAAAGGATCCCCAGGATATTACGCCGATCAATTACTCTGGTAAAATAAAAACCTTCACAATAATTTAAAAACAAAAAAAATGCGTAGAAGAAAAGCAGCAAAAAAGTCAAGCAGACGTCGCAGAATGTCTGGTATTGGCAAAGTAGGCGGCGCAGCTACCAGCGTACTTTATACAGTAGCGGGTGCAGCAGCAGCACAATTAGTTGGTAAATTTTTACCAGCAGCAACAAACGATAAGATCAAAGCAGCAGTTCCAGTTGCAGTAGGTCTTTTCTTACCAAAATTTGTAAAAGGAGCAGCGGGCCAAGGTCTTGCAGCTGGTATGATCGCAGTAGGTGGTCTTAAACTTGTACAATCTTTTGGAGTATTAAACGGTATCGGTGCGCTTGCTAGTGATGTAAATTACAAGTTACCAGCAGTTGCAGCATACTATAACCGCGAAGGATTAGTTGATAAAAGCTATATGACGCCGTCAATAGCTGGCCTGGACGAAGAAGGCTGTTAATTATTTTCTTTTCACCTTTATTAAAAAAATAAAAACTTATAACAATGGCTACACAAATGGGCAGCAGAATGGTTTTCGAAAATGCGAAAACCCTCGTGCGCAGTTTAGGTTATTCAGTAGAACACGCTAAATTGACGCAGTCATATTTACGCAGTGAAGTTGCTTTAAGCACTTCTATTGCGAATTATCATATTCCAGTACTTGTAAACGACACTCAAAACGGTGCAAGCCGCGTAAACGAGAAGCGTTTAAACCTACAAGATATTTTCATTACTACTGAAATCGCAGTTGTAATTGGAGTAGGTGCTGGAACTAATACCGCAGCAAAATCTTATACATACCCAAACAGCACTGTATTTACAGCTGCAACAGATGATGATCTATGGAGTATTTATAACGGTTATTTAAACCTTACTATCAATAATGAGCAAGTGTTACCAGCGTGGGACGTATTACGCCACTACTTTGTACCACAAACTCAACAAAGTGCAAGCACAACTGACCAGTGGGACGCTAGCCAAGATGCGTTTTACCCAGTTGAGCCAGGTATCGTGATGAACGGTGCTGCAAATATTAACTTCCAGCTTACTGCAAATGGTGCGCCAGCAACAGTATTAGCTAATAGCTTTATTGCAGTTATCCAACGCGGTATCCTTTGCCAAAACGTTACTACTGTTAAATAGTATTAATGATATGCGCCTGGCGGGCCTTAAACGCCGCCGCCGAGGGTCGGACATTACCCTCATTTTTTTTAATTAATTAATTTTAAGATATGCGTATCAAACGTTTTGAAGCAGTCGAAATCAATGTGCCTAGTGGATCTACACTTACGCGCTTTTTTTTCCCTGATTTACCACAATTAAGAAACGCAAAGATCGAGGCAATACAAGTTTATGCCGCTGGATCAATTACAGCTACTCCGCTAACTGGATCAACACCAGTTGCGCTTGCTGATTTGAAAAAGTCAAGTTTAACTTTGTACCAGGGTGATTTACAGTTAATTTACAATATCCCATTGGTTGCATTACAAAACATTAGCGACAGCGCTACACCTTTTGTATATGATTTACCTTCAATGAACGATATTGATATTAGCTGGACAAAATCATTTGTATCTTTGCCAACAGCACTAGGCACCACAAACGTGGCGTATAGTTTTGGCGTTTATTACTACTTGTAAAATTTTTATATTATGGCAGCGTTTAGGCCCGAAATATTTACTATTGATGAAGTCATAAATTTTTATGATGCAGCAGAAGGAAGCGAATACAGAATATTTGCTGGCGTCAATCCGACACCGCAATATTTGCGTTATAACTTTGTTGGTGAAAAAGAAATTGGACGCCAGGAGCTTGTTAATGCACTTACACAGCTGCGCAATAATATAGAAAATTACAACCCGTATTTAATACAAGTTATTAGCGAGGGAAGTACTGGTAGGGGCAAGAAAAAAGAAAATCCTGTTCTTACCAGTATTTCTTTTCAGCTAAATAGGCCACAGCAATTAATGCCTATGCAGTCAATGGCTGGTATCGGTAGCCCTAGAACAGAAATGTTACTAGAAAAGCTAGTTGAACAAAACCAGATGTTAGCTAGTAGAATTGCAGCTATTGAAGCAATGGACGAACTGGAAGGTGAAGAAGAAGAAGAAGCACCAAAAAGCCCGATTGATCAAATGTTAAGCAGTCCGCAAGTTCAGGAAGCATTAATAGCTGGCGTAATGTCTTTAATGTCTGGACTAATGACAAAAGGCGGCGCACCAACAGCAATAGCGGGAATAGACGACGAAGCAGAAGCAGTAGAAATTTTAAGATCATTAATGAGTAAGGGCGTTACAATAGATCATTTGAGAAAATTAAATGAAATGAGCAGCGCAAAACTTAGTTCATTATTATTTATGTTATAATGGCCAGAAGTAATTTTTTAAAAGACAATAGCAGCCTAATTATTGGCCTAGTAGTGGTTTACTTTGGATATAACAAAGTAATTAAACCAATACTGGAAAGCGTAGGGCTACAAAAAAGTAGCGAGGAGTTAGAAATTGAGAAGCAGACAAGCAACCCAGGTAGTGCCTGGAACCCTAACTATTGGCGTAAAGGTGGCGCGACTATTTTAAGAACCGCCGACGTGAATAGATTTATAGATAAGATTTGGAACGCACCAGGATATTTTAGCGACGATTTCGACGCTATTTTAGGCGTGTTTAAGCAGCTTAAAACGAAAAGCCAGGTAAGTTATCTAGCAGACAAATTTAACCAGGCAAAAGGCAAAGATTTGTTAAGCTGGTTACAAGGTGGCGGCGCTTTATCGTGGCCCGCGGATCGTTTTAGTGCAGAGCAAGTAAACCAATTAATAAAATACGTTAATGGTTTAAAAAATTATTAAGATGAAAGATAAGGGCAGTTTATTGATATTACTTTTATTAGGTGGCGTAATTGTTTACGCGGCTACTAAAAAGAAAACTAGAAGGGGATCTATTGAAATTGGGCCATTGGATCCAGGTGAATTTATTACTGATCCAGCGGATTTATTAACAGACGAAGAAAAAGCAATGTTTGAAATATGAAAAACAAAAATTTAATATTATTACTAGCAGCTGGAGCAGCTTATTGGTACTTTTTTATGTACAAGAAAAAAGAAGCGCTAAAAATTGAGCAACCAGGTTTTACAGAACAACCAGGGACAAGTGCGCCAGCTGCATTATTACAGCCGCAAATACAAACTGAAAGCGTATCAATTACCGAGCAAATTAAGGAATTTAGCGCACCAGCTAGAGTATTACCTTATAAGGAAGAAGATGCATACCAGAACTTTTATGTTCAACAAGTTAGCGGCGTAAAGCGTATGGGCGTACCTTACACAATTTAATTTTACTTTCACCTTTAATAAAAATAAAATGGCCGATTATAAAGTAACAGCGGAACTAATAAGATACGACGTGAACTTTACAACGTATGACGTAAGCGGTTACGTTACAAGCGACTGTAATAGTATTTTATTTATTAATTACGGTACCAATCCAGTACAGATTGAAAACGTAGTATTGCAACAAAATCAAAGTTTACAAATAGAAGGTAACGCGGGTGAATTTACAACGCGCCGTTTTTTTGCTAACTTTATAAATTCAGGTGGTTTTAATAACCTAGTAACTGTTAAGAAAAATTATATACAATAATGCCACAAATAGATTTATCCATATTAAACCAAAGACAAACGCCAGCATTTTACGCCGACGTTTTAGCCAATAGGCCCGCAGCTGGTTTTATTGGGCGGATCTTTGTTAGTACAAATACTTTTGAATTTTATCGTGATAATGGCACTGGATGGGATATTATCGGCGGCCCAGGTGCGGGAACTGTAACTGGTGGCGGATCGCTTTATCGTGTAGCAATTTGGAACAGTACTTCAAGTATTGGTGAAAGCAACAATTTAATTTTTGATTTTAGTACAAATAGGCTTGGTATTGGTACAAATGCACCTGGAACGGCGTTAGATGTACATAGCACACAAAGCACTATTTTACAATTAAACCAAACTTCAATTAATGATACCAGAATAGCTTTTCAATTAAGCGGTGCAGCATTATGGAGAATAGGTAATTTTTATAATGGTGGTGCAAATGATTTTGAATTATTTGACGTAATAGGCGCACAAGCGGCAATAACAGTTAAAAAAACGTCGGGCCAAGTATTAATTGGCACTTCAACTGTTGGATCTGGCAAATTAGTAGTAGCAAGTGCAACTGGCGACAATCAGATCCAGATAGTAGGTGCAAACGCTCCTTCACTTCGTATTGATAATTTAGAAAGCGGGCCGACAAAAAGAGTTGGTTTAGGTATTTCAACGGCTGTAAATAATTTCATACAAGGTAGTGTTGATAGGGATTTTTGTATATTTAATGGCTCTACTACTTCAAGCCCAATGCTATTTGGTATTTATGGAACTACTAACGTACAAGAAGCTGCAAGAATAAGTGCCGCAAGAAATTTTATTATTGGTAGCACAACAGACACAGGTAACAAATTACAAAATAATGGTGATACTTTTTTATCTTCAAATGTTGGTATAGGTGTTATTCCCGCATCAAATATTACAATTAGATGTAATAAAAATATTACTGGTAATACAGTTTCTACTGGTATATCACAAGCTGGTGTTGTACAATCAGATGTAACAATACTTGGTAGAGGTATTATAAATATATTAAATACACAAGCAGCATCATTTACACTTCCCGATTATTTCCATTTTTTAGCACAACAGAGTGTTATTGGTGTAGGCTCATCAGTTACAAGTCAAATTGGATTTTATGTTGATAATACATTAATAGGAGCAGGAACAAATTTTGGATTTAGATCAGATATTCCTTCAGGCACTAATAGATGGAATCTATATATGAATGGAACTGCTAATAACTATATGGCAGGAAATTTAGGTATTGGCAATACAAGTGTTGATACCATTATGTTAAGAATTTCAAAAGGATTTACAAATACTTTAGCAGGTGGTATTTTATTAGATGGTACAATACAATCAACAGGAACAGGTCAAACAAACTATTTACAAACTACTGCATCAACTGCTGCTACATCATTTACTGCTTCTTCTATTAGACATATCAATATACAACAAGGAACATTTGGAGCAGGTTCTACTGTAACAAATCAGTTTGGTGTATTTGTTGGAGCAAATATGATAGGTGCTACTTCTAACTATGGATTCTTTGGTGATATTCCAAGTGGAACTAATAGATGGAACTTGTATATGGCAGGAACGGCTGCTAACTATATGGCAGGAACATTGTCAATAGGTACAACTGCATCAACAAGAACAGTTGATATATTAGGTGCATTAGGTGTTAATACTGTTTTAAAATTAGAATCTGGCTCATCTACAACTCAAGCATATTTGCAATTAGCTTATAATGGAGCAACAAATGCTCAAAGTGGATATGTAGGATATGATACAAGTTCAAACTTAATATTATATACTGCAAATACAGAAAGATTAAGAGTAAATAGTGTTGGTTTAAATATTGGTGGTAATGCTTCAAATAACGCTTCTGCAAAAGTTCAAATAGATAGTACTACTCAAGGCTTCCTACCCCCTAGAATGACATTAGCACAAAAAAATGCTATTGCTTCACCAGCCGAGGGATTGATTATTTACCAAACAGATGGTACAGTGGGTATTTATATTTATTCGGGTGGATTATGGAAAATTTTTACAATAGTATAATATTAAAATATGAAACAAATAGATCCAATTACAATATGGGTTAACGGACAAGAAGTAACCGCAACCCTTTTTAATTTAATTATCATTAATGACAATTTATTAAATAGCGCAATATTCTATTATCAATTATTAGACGCAGACGCTACTAAATTGGCAGACGGAAATTTGACAATAAGCGAACCTGATTATGACGTATGGGGTGCCAGCGCAGATATTAACCTGGCAGCGTACCAGTGGGCCGCAAGTCAATTAAATATTACACTAGTTTAATTAATCTTTAAAATACAAACCAATGGAAACCAAACAAGCACTTGCAATTTTAAAACAAATTTTAGACGCAGCTAGCAAAAGCGGTTTATTTGAAAACTTAACGGCAGCAATGACAGCGGCCGACGCTTACAATGCGGTAGCGCGTGAATTATTAAAAGAAGAAAATGGCGACGGATCTGTTATTTAGTATTGTAGTTTTTGTAGCCGCTGGCGGTGGGTTTTATTTCACAACTAAAAACCGTTTAGATAAGATTGAAAGTGATTTATCTAAGCACAATAATACCAATACTGAAATATTAGATCGTCTGGCGCGCATTGAAACAAAACTTGATTTTGTAACTAAAATGTAACAATATGTTTAAAAACTGGAAAACAAGTTTATTTGGCCTAGGGGCCGTAATAACTGGGGTTGCAACAGTATTAAAAGGCGACGTGCCAACTGGTATTACAGCCATTTTAAGCGGCCTAGGTTTATTTGCAGCAAAAGACAGCGACATTAATTTAAATAACCGTCCATAATGACTAGCCAAACCAAAAAAATATTGGTGGTTACTGTTGTGGCGTTAATCTTATTAAGCAGCACAATGGCAATAGGAGCAAAGGCCGAGGAACTGATCAAAAAGTTTGAAGCCGACGATATAAACAAATATTTAAACGCTTATTTAGATCCAGTGGGAATACCTACAATAGGGTACGGATCTACCTATAATTACGACGCAAAGCGTAAAGTAAGGCTAGGTGATAGTATTACCCAGGAAAAGGCTATTGAGTGGTTAAGAAGGGAAACAAAGTCAATAGTGCCAAAGATAAAAGCACTGGTTAAGGTACCTATTAACCAAAACCAGCTGGATAGTTTAACCAGTTTCGTGTATAACGTAGGTATTGGCGCATTTCAATCTAGCACGCTTTTAAGGTTACTTAATAGCGGCGCGCCAAAGGATCAAGTGGCGGCCCAGTTTGACCGCTGGAATAAAGGTACTGTAAGAGGTGAAAAGGTAGTTTTACCAGGTCTTACACGCCGTAGAAAAGAAGAAAAAGCGCTATTTTTAGCATAAGAAGCAAGTTGGTTAGATAAATTTCAATGGTCTAGTACAAAAAAGGAAGCCTGGTGTATCTACACTGGGCTTTTTTATGCCCCTACAAAAATAAATTTGGTGGTTTAATCGTTTTTACTATAATTTTACCAAAGACAAACAAAAACCCTATTTTATGCAATTAAAAACCGACAGTAAGATCCTGGGCGAAATTGCCAGCTTACAACACAAAATTTTACGCCTGGAAGCATTGCGGGCCTTATCACCTTACGAACAATGCACATTTTTTTTCTATTCTAGTTCTGGTAAGTTTTTATCCTTAAATGAAAACGATCTACCTTTTGATCTATGTTTCGAAATAAGGATATTAATAGACGCGGCTTTAGAGCATTACCAGTTTGAAATTAAAAGATTAGAAAATAGTTTTCAATGCGACGCAAATTAATTAGAATTGCTGCAATAATATTTTTTATTGCAGTTAGCGTGCCAGTATGTATTTTAACGTATACTAGCGCCTTTATACTTTTTTACCTATTTAAAATTTATCACTTTTTAAAACCAACAAAATGAACGAGTATCTAAAAGATCTAGCTGATGGCTTCGGATCAATGAACAAAGTAGAAAACAAAAAAAATGAAAAGCAACCAGACTACCAGGGCTATTTTAAAGCAGACGGCAAATTATTTGAAATTGCTGGCTGGGTAAAGATTAGCAAAGCTAACAACAAGTACCTATCTATTGCAGTAAAGGAATTTACAGAAAAACAACCTAACAACGAATTATAAAAACTAGACAAATGAAAATTGATAAAAACGCACCAGCTTTTCCAGTTATGCCAGTCCAGGATCAATTTGGCCGCTTAATAGCACCAATACCAGGTCTAACTAAATACGAGCACGTTTTATTGGAAATACTTTGCGCAAAGGAAAGTCAAAACAACAAAAGCAATATTGGTATTTCAACACTTTTAAGAGAGTGTGAAACACTAGCAAATGAATATTTTTTAACCCT